AGATATTAGAAAGATGGAGAAAAAGATCCAGCCTATATTAGGAAAGTAACTGATCTTTATGAAAAATATTATAACCAAAAATCGGCTTAAAAAAGTCCAAATATACTGGAGAGATGCAATCAGTCATGCTGAATGGCTCTCTCCAGATGATGCAAAAAAATTTAAACCAGCAATAAACTATACAGAAGGATTCTTATTAGAAAAAAATAAAGATTCTACCATAGTCTTTATGTCCTGTAATGACACAGATATTGGTGATACTACAGTAATTCCTACAGAAAATATTAAATCTATCAAATTTGTGCGTTGATTTTTTAATTAAACTATGCCAGTGCTATAAAAAAGACCTCGCATAGCTTTACGATATGCCTGTTTGACAGATAACATATCAGCCCTATCGAGATAATCTTGATATAAACAAACGAACAAAGGAGATAAATTATGAGTTCGAGCATAAACAATGCTTTTATTACCCAGTTTGAAGCTGAGGTACATATGGCATACCAAAGAATGGGTGCTAAGCTAAAAAATCTTGTTCGTGTAGTTAATGGTGTATCAGGCGAATCTGTTAAGTTCCAAAAAGTAGGAACAGGTGAGGCAACATCTAAAGCAAGACATGCTGAGGTTGTAGCTATGAATATTTCTCACACTAACGTAACAGCTACTCTCGCTGATTTCTATGCATCTGACTATGTGGATAGATTAGACGAGCTTAAAACCAATATTGACGAAAGACAAGTAATTGCTAATAACGCAGCTTACGCTCTTGGAAGAAAAACTGACTCAATCATTACAACTGCTATGGCATCTGCAACTACACTAGCAAACAACGCTGGTGCACAGGGTGGTACAGTAGCAACTGATCTTAACATTGATAAGTTTAAAGAGATGCAAGCTCTATTTGGATCAAATGATGTTCCAGATGATAACCAAAGATATTGGGCTATTGGTCCAAATCAGTGGTCTGACTTATTAGCTGACGATCAGTGGACTAGACTAGAGTACATTGGTTCAGGAGAACTACCTTTCTCTGGCATGAATTATACTGCTAAGAGATTCTTAGGTTTCTTAACCTTCGTACATTCTGGACTAGATACATCTGGTTCAACAGATAGACATACAATCGCATGGCACAAATCATCAATGGGCTTAGGCGTTGGATCTGAAGTAAGAACTGAAGTAAACTACATTCCTGAGAAAGTAGCTCACTTAATGACATCTTACTTATCAATGGGTTCAGTGCTTATTGACACCAATGGTATTAGAGTGCAGAAGTGTGCAGAGTAAGGAGATAAACTATGGCTTATGAAACATCAAATCCAATTAAAAAAATTGGTCAAGCTGGAGATTCTAACTCCTTATGGTTCTACACAGATGATGATGCGATTGCAGCAATCGCTGCATCTGGTTATTTTAATTCGGCTACTAAGGAACTTAAAGAGAATGATATCATTCTTTGTGTAGGTTCTAACGGTGGTACACAGACTGTAGATATCTTAGTGGTATCTTCTGCTTCTGGTGCTGCTACTGTTACAGTAGTAAACGGATCATAATAGAATGGGGGGTTAATACCCCCCTTCTTACATAGGAGATATTATGGCAATAGCAGCAGCAATAAGAACAGCAGCGACAGCAGCTAAAAACTTAGTTAAAAAAAAGAAATTAAAAGAAGGTTTAAAAAAAGCAGTTAATGTAACTACTGAAAAAACTAGTGCATTAAAATCTAAAGCTAGTGAAGCAGCAACTAAAGTTAAACCAACAGTAGAAAAAGCTAAAGAAAAAATTAAACCAGCTGTAAAAAAAATCAAAGAAAAAACAGAACAAATAAAAGAAAAAGCAACATCAGGAATGATGGGTTTAAAAGAAAAAGCTCAACCTACTATTAATAAAGTAAAAGAAAAAATACAACCAACAATTAATAATGTTAAAGAAAAAGTAGAACCATTAGCTACAGCAATAAAAGACAAAAGTAAAAATTTTGTTAATAAAAATCCTATGATTAGTGGTGCAATAGCTGGAACATTAGCTACTTCTTTAATAGCTTCTGCTGCAAAAAGTTCTTATGTTTATAAGAAATTACCAGATGGTGATATTGAAATTAATTTATTGGGAGATAAAAGCAAAACAAAATTTATTTCTCCTAAACAATTAAGCTCACCAAAAGATATAAATGATATTAGAACTAATATAGCAGTATTAGAATCTATTGTTACTTCTGATGATCCTCAAAGTCAAAAAGAAAGATTTAGAGAAACTGTAGAATATTTAAATAATAAATACGGAATACATGAAATAACAGGTAAAGATTTAAGTATTAAATTACCAAAAATGTTATAATGGCAGTAACAAAAGTAGATATAGCAAGTAGAGCATTAGTTATGATAGGAGCTAATCCTATTTCATCATTTACAGATGATAATACAGAAGCTCTTACAGTTAATAATATTTACGAAGAAATAGTAGAAGCTACTTTAACAAGAGCAAGATGGAGATTTGCAACTGGACAACAACAGTTATCTTTATTAACAGCTGCTCCTACAGGTAGATTTGAGTATGCATATCAAATGCCTACTAGTCCTCAAGTATTACAAATATTAGCAGTTACATGTAATGATGCTCTATTACAATATTCTAGATACGAAGATAAAATCTATTTAAATGGTTATGGATCATCTAGCACAGTAATAATGGATTACTTATTTAGACAAGACGAATCAAAGTTTCCACCATACTTTAGACATGCATTAGTTTATAAATTAGCCAGTGCTTTTGGTGGAGCATTGGCAAGAGATGCAGCAATCATTAGAGAGTATGACCAACTAGGTGAAAGACAAATTCTAATAGCTAAAAACACAGATGCACAAGAAACTACAACTAAAAGGCTTTCAACTGATAGGTTTATTACTGAAAGAAGGAGCAGTCGTAGTGGACTTGTTGTATCTTAATGCCCAGAAAAGTCAGACAAGTTTTTACAAACTTCTCAGCTGGTGAACTCAATCCTTTACTAAACGCCAGAACAGACGCTAAAGCATACTTTGAAGGTGCTAAACAGTGTCGTAATTGGTTTCTTTTAGACGAAGGTGGTCTAATGCGTAGACCAGCAACACAATATACAGCAACACTTCCAGCAGCTGCAAGATTAGCACCTTTTATATTTTCTAATGATGAAATAGCTATTTTTGCTTTATCTAATGGAAGATTAGATGTTTATGATTCTGACGGAGCTATTATCCAATCTAATATTACAGCAAATGTAAACTGGACTAGCTCTCAAATATTTGAATTAAACTTAGCCCAATTTGGAGATACAGTTTTTGTAACACATAGAGATAATCCTATTATTCAAATTAAAAGAACTAGTGCTACAACATTTACAGTTACAGCTTTTGCATTTGAATTAGATGAAGATGTAGTAGTATCTGGTGCATATAAAACTCATGCTCCCTTTTATAAATATGCTGATTCAAGTGTTACTGTTACTTTATCTACTGACGCAACTGGTACAGGTAGAACTATTACAGCATCATCTCCTATATGGACTGCTGATTATGTTGGGCATTATTTAAAAGTAGATGATAGACAAATTAAAATTACTGGATTTACTTCTACAACAGTATTAGTAGGAACTATTATTGAAGCTGGAATATCTGGTGCTGGACCTCATGCAAACTGGGAAGAAGAACTAATATCGACAGTTAGAGGTTATCCTCAAGCTGTATCATTCCATGATAATAGACTTTGGTTTGGTGGAGTAAGAGATAAACCTTCTGCTATTGTTGCTTCTAGAATAGCTGAATATTTTAATTTTGATTTAGGAACTGGATTAGCTGATGAAGCTATTAATGTGGCTATTGCTTCTGATAGAGTAAACGAAGTAAGACACTTATTTTCTTCTCGTAACTTACAAATTTTTACAGATGGTGGTGAATACTTTGTACCAACACCAGCTGATACTCAGGCAATTACTCCAAGTAATATTACTTTTCTTAGACAAACACCTTATGGTTGTAATAGAGCTGCTCCTGTGCCATTTGACGGAGCTACTTTATTTAGTCAAAAGAATGGTAAAACAATTAGAGAATATGTATTTTCAGATATTGAACAAGCATATAAATCAACTTCTGTTTCTGTGCTATCTTCTCAATTAATAGATACTCCTAAACAACATTCTATGATTACAGGCAACAATGAAAGACCTGAACAATTTGCTTTTTTTTTAAATAGTGGATCTACTCATTCTGGAAAAATAGCAGTATTTCATAGTATTAGAGATGAAAAAATTGCTGGTTGGACTATGTGGGAAACTAAAACTGGAGATGAATTTTACTCAATAACAGCTGCTAATGAAAATTTATTTGTATCAACTAAAAGAGTATTGCCTTCAGGTACTGTTTATTTATTAGAAAAATTTAGTGATACAGACGCAATTACTGTTGATTGTTCTACAACAACTACTGTATATCAAAAAGGAACACCACTAGTAAATGGAGCAAGTCAAACTGGTAATACAATAAATGTAGACGGATTTACAAATGCTCCACAAATACAAGAAACATTTACTATTGCTGGAGATTCTACAGAATATACTATTACAGCAGTTACTCAAACTGCATCAGGATATAACCTGACATTAAATCAAAACTTAGCTAGTAGCCCAGCAGATAATGCAGTTATAACTATAGTCAATGGTTTTGTTCATACTGTAAATTCTGTGTATGAACCTACAACTGAAATAAATGCAGTCTATGGAAATGGATCTTTAGGAACATTTATTATAGATGCTAATGACAGAATTACCCTAACTAATGCTCCTTTCCCAAGTGGAGTAAGAGTAGGATTTAACTTTACTCCTATTTTAGAAACTATGCCTATTGACAAAGAAATTGACACAGGACCTTTAACTGGACAGCCAAGAAGAATAAACAAAGCTATTGTTGATATCTCTGGTGGATTAGATATAACTATGAAAGGATCAGATAGATCATCAAAGGAGCTAGTAATACAACAAGTGAACTTTAATATTAATACTGATTTACAAGCTGTTACAGATAAAAAGGAATTTAGTTTTTTAGGTTATAGTACATCACCTACTATTACTATTTCACAAAACGATCCTTTACCTCTTAAAGTATTAGGACTAGCTATGGAGATACAATTCGCATGAGTGCATCACAAGCCTTAATGATTAGTGCTGTTGTTGGTGCTGTTGGTACAGTATCAAGTATTAGATCGCAACAAGCAGCATTAGCAAGAGAAAATTTTAGATTACAACAAGAAGCTGAAATGGCTAAACTAGCTGCTATTGAAGAAGAAAATGCAAGAACAAGACAATTACAGGAAACAATAGCAAACAACAAAGCATTTGCTTCTATTGCTGGATATTATGATGATTCTCGAAGTTTCTTAAATATAAACAAACAAGCAGAAAAAGAAGCAGCTAAAGATATAGAAACTATTAGATTAATGGGACAGTCGGTTCAAACTAAATACAGTCAAATGGCTTTTGAAAATAAACTTAAAGGACAACAACTAACATTTGGAGGGTATACAAGCGTTATAGCTGGTTTAACAACTGGTTATGGAACAGCTAAATATTATAAAACATAATGGCATTAACTAGAGGAAACAGAGATAAAGTAACTACAGTATCATCTATTCAATCAAGAATGGGTGTTGTTGGGACTTATGACGGAGATCCTATTGCAACAGCAGCTGCTGCTATTGGAGAAAGTTTAGATATTTATTCTCAAAGAATGATTACTATGGAAGAAGAAGGATATAAAGCTGACTTCCAAATAAATACTATTAAGACTATTAATAAATTTGCAAGAGAACATAGATTAGATCCAGAAGGATTTACTAATGCTACACAATCTTATATTGATGGATTAGTATCAAAAGCACCAGAAAGATTTAAAAATTGGTCTAAACAGTATGCAAGTTTAAAAGCTGCACAAGAAGCTGATATTATTTTTAATAACCAATACAATGCAAATCAAATAGATAAAATAAAAAAAAATGAAGCTGCAAGTTCTGTAGTTGTAGATGACAATCTTAGAAAAATATATGGAATGGGAGTTAGTGAGTTTGATACTTATTGGCAAACTAGTCTTTTGCCTGAATTAGGTGAAATGAACATATCTTATACAAATCTATACAATAGTTTGGATCCTCAATATAGATCTGGTATGATGTTACCAGAAGAAAAATTAAGAAGTTATAAACTAGCTTTTGAAGGTGCTAGACTTAACTCTAAAATTAAAGACTTATTGTCTTTAGCTGTTGCACAAGATCAAACAGATTATCTCGATCAAAATATTCCTTATGGCACTGGAGATACAAACTTAGAACAAGCTGTTAAAGAAATTAAAAACAATTTGTTAAAAGAATACATTAATGATCCAAAAGATGAAGATAGTCCTTTTGCAATATTAACAAATTCCTCTACAGGAGAAAGAGAAGATTTAGCAGATAGAGCTTCAGATTTTATTGACAGTTTTGTAAAACAACAAGAAAAATTACAAAATAAAATAGAAACACAACAGCAAGTAAATATTGACGAAAGATACAATCAAGTTAAAGGTGCTATACAAAATTTCCAAGAAGAAGGTAGACCTAATAATTTAAAACAATTAAATCTAATGACAGATCAAATGGGCTTTAGTGATGAACAAAAAGCTGATCTAACAAGAGAATTTAATATAGCTACTGTTATTGAAAACTATGGAAGCAGAAAAACTATAAATTTAGATTCTGATATAGGATCAGCATACAGGTTATTATCAGATGAATTTGGTTACGAAGATATAACTTTAGAAGATGTTAAAGAAAAAATTATTAACTATAAAGTTATAGACTTAATTAACTTTGATTATGTTCCTGAAGAAGGTATGCCTTCTATGAGAACACTAGCAACTATTGATTATGGATTTGATATAGCAAATGATACAGCTAGTGAGGATTTAGTTAAAATATCTCAGTTTGCATCTAATAATGGTGTTATTCCTAGTGAGTTAAATGAATTTATAAACTCAGCTAAAGGATTAAATTATAAAACAGAAGCTGATCGTATGCAGTTAGCTGAAATAGCTTATACTGTTAATTATTTAACAACTAGAGCTGGATTTGCAATAGACGGATTAGAATCAGAAATGGTAGGACCATTAATGGATTTACATGATATGATTAGCAAAATGCCTAGAACAGAAAATGATCCTATGGGTATTTCAGAACAATCAGCATTTGAATACTTTTTTTCTAAAATAAACAAAGATTCTTCTGTAAGAGATGAAATAGATCTTAAAATAGATAGTATTTTAGTAAGTGAAGATATTGATATGAATAATATGATTCTTAAAGCTATTAAAGATGAACAAAAAAAACATTTTGGAATCCATAGCAAAACACCTATAGGTATTACTACAGAAAAATATTTAACAGAACCATTAATAAATTGGGGTCCTCTTAAATGGTTAAAAGTAACTAGTGATGATTTAGTTCAACAAGATATAGATAAGGTTAAAGAAGAAATTACACCTTTAATAAGATTGTATTTAAATAATCATTACATTAAAGCTGAAGAAGTAAACAAATATAATGTAAAAAAATACTTAGAAGAAGCAATTAAAATGAGTTTTACAACA